AGTGTATATCCCAGACCACGCCCGGTACCGATCCCACGAACACGAGGTTCTGGAAGCCATTGGTATCGAAAGGCTCGAACAGCTTCAAGAGCACGGTGTTCATCCGCACGAACGCGACGCCCGATACCCCTGTTGGCGGCTCGTACGCCTCCCCGTTGCCGACCACGGAGGGATGGAGCGACGGGATACCGTCCGGCGAGGCGATACTGTGGGCCTCCACCCGGATCTTCTCGTCGGACGGGAAGGAACCCCAGCAAACGGCATGGATGTCCCCGAGGCAGATGACGGATACGGCCGATTTCGACGTGGAGTTCTCATCCGTAGCGAGCCCGTCAGCCCCGAACGGTCATCCTAATACGAACAAGCAATGGAGCGACACCCAGTCCACGGACACGGTCTGGATGGCCACCAGCACCAAGAGAAACGGAGTATGGAGCGCGTGGAGCGTATCCAAGATCAAGGGAGAGGAAGGCAAACCGGGAAAGGACGGGATAGACGGCACGGATGGCGAGGACGGGAAAGACGGCGATCCCGGTCCCCGTGGCGATCGTGGCCCCCGCTGCACCTACCGTGGCGATTACGACTCAAGCGCTACCTATAACGCCAGCTCCAAGATTACCGATATCGTATCGATCAAGAATAGCGATGGCACCCGCACGTATTATGTGGCGAAGGTGGATGATAACGAGCCTACCTTCAAGGGGAAACATCCGACCAATACCGCCTATTGGGACACCTTCGGGGCGAACTTCTCCAGCGTGGCGACCGATTTGCTGATGGCACGGAAGATAGCTGCCTCGGAGATTGACGTGGAGGAGATCTTCGCGAACTTGGCAAGGATCGGAAACTTCACCATCACGAACGGGTCACTGGCCGTGGATACGTCCGTCTCGGATCGTACACAAATCACCTTTCCGCAAATGTTGACTATCGGGAAGACCACGCAGTTCGCCGGGAAGTTCGGAAACCGTAGCTCGTGGGGCGGTGTGTTCTTCGAGGGATTCGGTCCCTATTTTTACGACATGGGGGTAGAGAAAGTGTTGTACAGGGAGGGCACGGGGGTCGTGTTTAACGCCCCGGGCGGGAGATACCCGTTCTTGGGGGTACGGATCGATAACGGCAACGGTATCTATGGCTGGAACAGTCCCGGGAATATAGCCAACCTGTATATCAACAAGGACGCCGCGAGCACGGCCCATGTGTATATCACCAATTACCAAGGCTTGACCTCGTCCGATATCCGCCTGAAGAGCGTCTTCTTCGATATCCCGGACGTGCTGGATAAGCTGGAGGGTATCTCCGCGTTCTACTACACGATGAAGGAGGACGAGGACAAGCTCCTTCGCATCGGCGTGTCGGCGCAAGCCGTCCGAGAGGTTCTTCCGGAGGCGGTACAACTCATAACACCGGATAACGGGGATTCCTATTACGGAGTCGATTATATCCAGATGCTGACCGCCTTCGGGATCAACGGGATCAAGGAGCTTTACGCCAAGGTCAAGGCACTTGAGAAGAGGGTGGAAGAGTTGGAGAATAGATAGAAAATATTATAGGCCTTATCGGGGGCGGGCAAATAAAAGCCCCCGTATATATTAAAAGAAAACGAGTTATGGGAGTTGATTTGAATACGATATTGGCGATAATCGGCGCGATGGGCGGGGTTGAGGGGATAAAATGGGGCATCCGTGCGTGGGCGAACCGTAAGACGAACGCACGTATAGCGGATGCTCAAGCTGACGTGGAGGAGTTCAAGGCCCTGCGTGAGTATAACGAGTTCTTGCAAAAGCAGTTGTCTGAGAAGGAGGAACGGTTCGTTGAGCAGACCGGACGGCTCCGGCAGGTGCAGGACGAGCTTTTCACCTTGAAGGAGAGTTATTCGGACGTGAAGCTAGAACTGGCTTTAAAGAGGTGCGAGAAAAAGAAATGCGGCGATCGTGAGCCGCAGAACGGTTATTAATGAGGGAGGATAAGGAATGAGAAATAACAATTTACCTCGGGGATTACGTAACAACAACCCCGGGAACATCAGAAGGAATAGCGATGTCTTCCAAGGCGAGAAGACAAGCTCAGACAAAGAGTTCAAGCAATTTAAATCGATGGCATACGGGTATAGGGCGATCTTCAAGATCCTGTCTAACTATTACCGGAACTATAAGCTGGATACGATCCGCAAGATAATAGGAAGATGGGCGCCGGAAAACGAGAATAATACGAACGCTTACATTAAGGCCGTATCTGATTATGCCGGTATCCCTGCCGATGATCCGATCAACATCAACGATCGTGAGCAAATGATCCGGATTGTGGCCGGGATGAGCAAGGTGGAGAATGGGAGAGAGGCTGATATGTCGGATGTGATAACGGGGTGGAGCTTGTTATGATATCCGATGAATTAGGGTTTTAACAATGGGTTCTTTGACAGGATGGGATAGCCAATAACAAATAATTTTTACATTTGTGATGTGAAAGTTATATGTTATGGAAGAAAATAAAAACTTAGGTGAAATAGTCATCTTTAATACAGATAGTGGTGATGTGAAAGTGCAAATAGATGCCATTAACGAAACTATTTGGATGACTCAAAAAGGAATGTCCGAATTGTTTGATGTTAGTGTATCGACAATAAGCAGGCATATTAAAAATATCTTTGAAGATGGTGAGCTTGAAGAAAAAGTGGTTGTTGCAAAAAATGCAATAACCACTGAGCATGGAGCTATTGACGGGAAAACTCAAACGAAGGAAGTGACGTTCTACAATCTTGATATGGTCATAGCCGTCGGTTACAGAGTTAACAGTAAACGTGCGACCCAGTTTCGTATTTGGGCTACAAAAACACTTCGTGAATACTTGGTAAAAGGTTATGTTCTTGATGATAATAGATTCATAAAAGGCCAGTCGTTGACTTATTTCAAGGAACTGTTAGATCGAATTCGGTCGATACGTATATCCGAAAGAGTGTTTTACCAGCAAATCAAGGATATCTATATGTTAAGTATAGATTACGATAAAAATGACCAGACAACACTTGATTTCTTTGCGTCCGTACAAAACAAGCTTCTTTGGGCGGTAAGTGGAAAAACAGCAGCGGAATTGATTTATTATAGGGCGAACGCAAAGTTACCGATGATGGGACTTACCTCTACGGAGAAAGAAGGTATTGTTAAGTCTTCAGATATTAATATCGGTAAGAACTACTTAACGAAAGATGAGCTTGACAACTTGAAATTAATAGTCGAGCAATACCTATCTTTCGCAGAGGCCCAAGCTATCAACCATATACCGATGAGGATGAAAGATTGGGAAGACAACCTTAATATTATCTTAACGATGAACCGTAAGAGCATCTTGACTGATTTAGGTAAAATATCAAAAGAACTGGCTAAGAAAAAGGCAAAGAACGAGTATGCTTTATATAAAGAGGCTCAAAAGGAGCAAGAATATTTGAATAGTATAAAAGAATTGGATAAGGATTTAAGGAGTCTAAGAAAAAAGAACCCTCCTAAATAGCATATAACTTTACATTTTATTGGAGAGTTTGGCGGCTATCCCATCATCATGGTTTAGTCGCCTTTTTCGTATCCGGGCGGCATCCAAATACGGGTACAATCAAATTTTTATAATAATGAAACCTAGATGCATTGTATTAATAATGGTAGGTATCCTCTCCCTGTTTGGGTGTCGAACCAAGATTCAACCTGTCGCTATCGAGAATCGTATAGACTCGATCTACATAGATAAGTTGGTACCTTACCCAATGCCAGCCGATAGCGCCTCTATCCGTGCGTTGATGGAATGCGATGAGAACGGTAAGGTAGTCCTTCGTTGGCTGGACATGGCTAACACGAAGAACGTGGAACTCATGTTCAAGCTGGATAGTCTCGGTAACGTGATCGCCAATATGAGAGTTCCTAGAGATACGTTATATCTGCCTTCGAAAGAAATCTACGTGGATCGTAAGGTGGAGGTTCCGGTCTTTGTGGAAAAAGAGCTATCTCGTTGGGAGAAAATAAAGATTGAGGTAGGAGGGTGGGCGATAGGGATCTTATATGGATTCTTGATAGTTAGTATTGGTTATGTGATTGTTTGGTTGATAAAGAAACGTAGATGAACTTTAGGGTTAAAGATCTGTTGGAAGGGGGATTTACAGAATAGCTTGTTCTCTATTTGTAACGGATAGATCTACGTTTTTTAGATCAACATTCCGTAAATTTGTATTGAGTAAGACCGTTTTTTTAAGATTTGAATAATCAAGCTTTGAATATTGCAAGTTAGCATAACTAAGGTTTGCGAATGTAAGGTCTGATTGTGATAGATCTGATTGGTACATGTTGGCTTTGATTAATTTTGCTTTGGATAAGTTAGCCTTAAACAAGTCTGCTTTTGTTAGGTTTGCATTGGTTAGGTCTGCTTGACAGAAGATAGTCTCGATTAAATTTGCCTCAGATATATTCGCATTTTCCAACGTCGCTTTTAATAGATTTGCTTCAAACATTTCCGCCTTAAACAGTATGACCTTATATAAGTCAGCTTCTATCAATTTTGCCTGACTTAGTACTGCTCTAGATATGTCTGTGTAGTGTAAGTTCGCTCTAGACATATCTGTATTTATTAATAATGCGTTAGAAAGATTTGCCCTAGACAAATCTGCTTCTGACATATTTACTTCGGATAGATCTGCTTTAATTAGATTGGTATACGACAAATTTGCTCTGAATAAGTTTGCTCCAGTTAGTTTTATACCAGCTAGATATGCATTAGATAAGTCACCTTCTAAATCAGAAAAAAAATTATCGTCACTATTGAATAATAATAACATCAATGTTTGGATTTCATTTGATGGATTCAAATTAAATTCCTTTTTATAATCATTGATACTTGTAATTGATCTTATATGAGAACATAGAATGTTAAAAACAGTCTCTTTAAATTCATTGGGGTATTCTTTTGCTAGAAAAATAAGGTTGTATACTCCACCAGTTCTGGCAGATTCTTGGTTGCTTCCCAATAATTCTACACCTTTAGCAAATCTAGAATTACGCTCAGACTTGGCTTGTAGCTCTAGTTGCATATTTTGATATTCAATTTGTTTAGACTGTCCATCCAATTGTTTTTCTTGTTGTGAGATCCGTCTCTGATTTTGATATATATTATAAACGATGCCAAATACTCCAAAAATAGCAGTCCACATAGTGAAAAAGTCTTTTAAGCTAAGCCCAAAAGTATAAAGAGGAATGTTTGAACCAATAATGTCTCCGATTAGAATAAGGACAAAAGGTGCTAAAAACAATGAAAGGAGTATTGTTAGTGTTTGTTTTCTTATTTGAGATAATAATTGTGCCATGGTTGATATTCATATTGTTTGTGGACAAAAATACATAACGATTTTGGTGCTTCAAAAGTTTTGTACAACATTTTTGATAGTGTATTTAAATTGTATGCGTAATATCGTGGACTGATATAGTTCGATAATCAATCCACGATATGTTTATAATAGCAACCTCCCTTCCTTCTTATCCATCACCGCATTGAAAACACTTTTGTAGGTTTCGTACAACTCTTTCCGGCTTTCCGGCCCCGGCCAGTCGGCGAAAGACTCTCCGGCGAAGAATTTCCAAGCGAAGATCCGTTTGGCTTTTTCGGACAACTCTAACAGGTCGACCATATCCCGGATATCCTGCATACGTTCCCGGATATACTCGGTACGGTCAATACTATCATCGGGCTCATCAATAATGTTCAGTCTTCGCCAATCCACATTCTCATCTACCGGGATAGGCTTGTATTTATGCCGGTAGGGAGACGTGTCCGAGGTAACGTTCAGCTTTATCATTTGCAGGATATACCAGTCAAGTTCGGTATATTTACCTTGCTTGGCTTCCATAAGCCGGGAGAGGTGTTCCAGAGGCTTTTGAAGTAGCATACACATTACCTCGTTCAATACGTCAATAGCTTCACTACTCATTCCGGCAAGTGAGCAGTGATACTTAGCGTAATCCAGCCACCTGTCGTAACGTTTCTCAATATATTTATTCAATGCCTCACTTGCCATAGTTGTCTTTATTTGATATATTTGTCGCAGGTTGTAATGGGGTGGCGCTGTGAGGCGCTGCCTTTTTATTTATTCTCTTTGTTAGTCTTTATCTCTCGCTATAAAAATGTTATCTTTAGCCTTCTTTTTTATTCTTAGCCCAATCGATAATGTATTCAATACCTGCGTTGAATCCTTTGCTGTAACCATCTTTATATTCATGATTTGATATTCCATGATAGTAAGCCGAGCCGAAGCACAAGGCGAAACCAATGGCTATCAATACCATCCCTGTTCCAAAGTATGGATAAGCTAGGGATATATGGAATGGCTTGAACTGGATCGATATTCCAGACGTGAGAATGAATATTAGCGAGATCATTCCGATTATTAACAATGATATTTTAAGCATCTGAACCTCCTTTGTTTACATTGTGCGACATATTCTTTAATCTTGTTTGACTTTTATAATCCTTACATCCATAAGCGGCGAGATTAATGGCGTGCGTACCTATTCCTTGTCCGGAGAAGCATGGATAACGGATACATCTTACGCATTTCCTTCGTGGATATTTATTAGCGTCCTCCCGTTCTTTCAAGCGGTTGATCCCTATGTGTTCCTCTGCCATGGTTATTCCTCCTCCTCGGTCTCGTCGAATATCCGGGCCATCATATCGACGATGTTTGTTTGTATATTGTCCTCCGCGCCAAGCACGGCGTTGCTTATATGTTTTTTCTCCTCGATGATCCTGTAGAGCTTCTGGTCGATGGTCTTGCGGCCAAGCAGGTAATAGCAATTCACGGAGTCCTTTTGGCCGATACGATGTGCCCGGCTCTCGGCTTGGTCGCAATCTGCGTATGTCCAC